GTTTCCATAGAAATAGTACCCATTCAAAGACCTAACAATAGAGAGTGCATTGCTGATGTTACTTTCAAAGTTCTTGAGTCGTTCATCAGAATAGTATGCAGTAATATTGTTTGTGGCTCTGATCTCACCAGCAGTACCAGAAGCAGCAGTATTCACACCAAGTGAGTTGACTTGAGCATCGGAACCAGTTGTGAAACCGCCAGCCTCACCTTTCTGACCCTTGGCACCTGCTGGACCTGTTGGACCTGTTGGACCAGTTGGACCTGTCGGACCTGCGGCTCCTGTAGCACCCTTTTGACCCTTAGCACCTGCAGGACCAGTTGGACCTGTCGGACCTGTCGGACCAGTGGAACCTGTTGTACCCTTCTGCCCCTTAGCACCTGCTGGACCAGTTGGACCTGTTGGACCAGTGGCTCCCACTTCGCCCTTCTGTCCTTTCGAACCAGCTGGTCCAGTTGGACCTGTTGCACCTGTAGCACCCTTTTGACCCTTAGCACCAGCCTCACCTTTCTGACCCTTGGCACCTGCTGGACCTGTTGGACCAGTTGGTCCTGTGACACCAACTTCGCCTTTTTGACCCTTCGAACCAACTTCGCCTTTCTGCCCCTTGGCACCTGTTGGACCAACAAGAGCAGAATTGGTGATGTTAACTTTCTTCAGCTTCGTATCAGTTGCATCGTAGATCAACAAAAAGTCATTTGTTGCATCAACAGAAGTGATCGTGGTGCGGTCAGAGATGGAGTGTGCATTTGCAGTCAGAACATTATCAAAGGTGGTTGCATTTTGATCAGATGTAACCGTTGCTTGCCAACGATCAGTTGTTTCGTTCCAAATCAAAGCAACATTTGCAGAAGTGCCACGATTAACATTGAATCCTGCATTTTGCGTTGGTGCACCACTATGATTGCTGTTCAGAGCAATGATATTATCAGCAAGATTAATGGTTTCTGTATTGACAGTTGTGGTTGTACCAGATACTGTCAGATTACCACTAATGGTCACATTGTTAGTAACTGCCAACTCATTAATTGTTGCTTTCTTAGAAATCGTAGTGTTGCCGCTGATCGTGGCATTTTTTGTTACGCCAAGACTTTGAGTGACACTGATGTTGTTTGCATACAGATAATGCCAGCGATTGCTAGTGCCACCAAGAGTATGTCTGCCACCAGTTCTTGGAGTTACAGAAGAATCAAGAACAGCATTCAGAACCAAACTATCAGAAGAATCGCTACCAAGAGTTGTGTTACCACTAACTTCAATGTTATTAAATGTACCATTTGCGATGGCAATTACAACATTGGCTGGAATAGAAAGACCACCAGTAACATTCAAAATGCCAGTGATGCTAGTATTGCCACCAATCGTCAGATTCTTACCAATCTTAACAGACCTTGCCGCTTCGACATCGTACCCAGCTGAAACAGTTGATGTTTTAACACCAACCTTAGAGAATACCGCAGTGCCAGAAGTGTATTGATTGGCAAACGAACCCTTAACCGTAATGGTATCCGTTGAAGCGTTACCAAGATACATATCACCATTAAACGATGCAGTTCCTGTTGTGGACTGATTGGCAAACTTACCCTTAACAGTGATGACATCGGTTTGTGCATCACCAAGAGTCATATTCCCATTGAATGTTGCAGTTCCGTTTGCAGTCAGAGTTGTTGCATTAAGTGCATTCAGATAAGATGTGCCATCTACGGTCAATGTTCCATCTGTGTCAATGTTACCATTAGCATGCAGCGCAGCAATTGTGCTCTTACCGCTGGCATTTAATGTTGCAGTGTCTACTCTAGTTCCGTAAATATTGTTCCATCTAAGAGGAGATGTTCCCAAATCATACGAACCATTTGCGACAAAGTTACTCATCACTCTTGCATTTACATTCAGAGTATCAGCAACACTGTTGCCAATAGTCGTGTTACCATTCATGCTTGATGTAGAAGTAACAGTCAGAGTATCAGCAGCATTATCCCCAACATTCACATTACCATTGATATTCATGGTTCCGTTGAAGTTGGTTGTACCATTAAACGACGCAACGCCAGTTACAGCGATGTTTGCAAATTTGCCTTTGACAGTAATAGTATCGGTGTCTGCATCACCAAGAGTCACAGATCCGTTGAGTGTTGTTGCACCATCTGCCTGCAGCGTTCCGTAAAATCTGGCATTACCGTCGGAATCAATATAACCAACAACTGTATTGGCACTATCAACAAGAACAAAGCGTGAATCACCTGCGTTATCTTCAAGTTCTACATGAAGATCAACGGAAGTGGCAGTATTTGCAGCATACAACTCTACTCTCTTGCCGTTACCATTTGCAAGAATAAACTTCGGAGAATCACCTGTAGTGCTAAATGTGGCATTTGATCCAGAAAGAACAAGGTGAGCAGAATTTGAAGAAAGATTTGTAATCTGACGAAGTGTCAATGGCTCAAAGTCAAATTTATTTGTGCCAGTCTTTCTTAGATATTGTCCTGCAGAACCACCTGTAACACGAATACGACTGATGTCACCAACATCAAATACCTGTGAGCCAGAAGTTGAGATGATAACATTACCAGAAATCGTGGTATTGGCAGATACAGCAAATGAGGTTGCATTAACCACCGTGTTAGATCTTACATATAACCAACCACCTGCATCAGAGGTATTACCAGACTTCAGTGTGGTTGTTCTCAACTCGTTGGCAGTAAATGTGCCTTTGATATGACCATTACCAACCGAAACCGCATTTCTGTTTGCGTCGCCAGCTCGAGAAACAGTAACAACATTGTTACTGATGACTGTCGCCATGTGGTTGGTGTTCAACCTCCATGTGTTAAAACTGTTGGTCAGTTCGGTATTTGCAATTGATACAGTCATTTATCAGTCTCTGTTAACGAGTTGTTGTAGCAGACTTTCGATGTTGGTCATTTTGTCTTTTAACATCTCAACATCTTCTGCCATTTTTCTGTCTTTTTCTCTTCTGGCTCTATACTTTTCGAGTGCAGTCATATCTGTATTTAGAACTGCATTCGTCTTCGTATCACGAACCAGAGTTTCGTTGTCAACAATTTTTGCGAATCTTGGCTTTTCCATTATTTCTGCAGCGCAATTACTCTCAAATCGTCAACCAGAGGAGTGATGTTTGTTCCACTGGATGTCATAACAATCTTAATTGCAAAGGTTTTGTACCCATGATAGATGGAACCATCAGCAGAACGATAAGCAACTACATTGTTGTTTCCTGTATTTAGTTTCGCTTGATTATCGGCATTTGAACCAAGGAAGTTGTCGCCGTTGCTATTCGCAGAAATCGTATATTCAAATTCACGAATGTCGCTGCCATCAAAGCCATCAGAGTAAGTGTTAGCTGCAGTTACCTGACGAAGAAGCGTGTAATCTTTATCAGAGAACGCATCTCCATCTTCAGCATGAATCAATCTTGCATAAACTTGGATGTCAGTTCCTTGTGGCTTAAACGCATCAAGATAAACCAGCATATCTTCAGCATCTTGACCATCAGCCAGTGTTACCTTCTTGCTGATATAACGAACATATGCGTCGCCATAGTTACCTGTTTCATTTGTATAGCTGTTATTGATAATGTTACCAAGAACAATCGCATTTGATCTTGTTGTATCAATAACTGGAGAAACATAAGGATCAGTTGTGGTCATTGTTCCTCTGAACACCAGAGTCTTCTTAGAACCACCAACCGCACTCAATGAATCTTCATTAGTCTTGGAGTAGAGTTTCTTCTCGGCATCATAGAAATTATTATCTTGACCAAGTTCTACAGTTTCCCAAGTTGGGCTGATCACACCAGAGGTTGATGTTGTTCTTACTGCCCATCCAGTGTTAGTCTTAGAGTGCTTAATTTCTGGAATCTTAGGAACAACTGTATTCAGAACCAGATTGTCAACACTGGTAACACGAGCCGAAGCACCAGACTTCTGCCCACGAACATAACCATTCGCAAATCCGCCAGTAGAACTATCGATATACAACTTGCCGTCTACACTGTAGTAGAAGGAAACAGTACCAGTTGCACTGTTAGCAGTAAATGTATGTGTTGTACCAACTGGGCTGGAGTTTCCTGGGAGATAGAGACTGCCAGAAACAGGGAATGACCCTAGTGCGTCAATCTTAACTGTGACAATACCTGCACCATTTGCGCTTACGATCTGGCGAACAGTACCATTAGCAAAACCAGAGGTTGTGATGTTGCCACCATTGTATGCCGCAGCCGACTGAATTACTGTGCCAACAGGAACGCTATCGTTGTTTGCGAAAGTCAGAACACATTCAGAGCGAAGAGTCTCACCTACACGGAATGTTCCAGCAAGGTTATCAACAGAGAAGTAATCCTGATTCTTGTTCTCAACATAAACCGTACCAGTAGAAGAAGTGAAGAGCGCATTATAGAGCGTGAACTTCAGATCTTCATCCTGAATTGGATTCCAAGTCTTATCATTAGACGAGGAGAACAGAACGCCAGAGTAAGTCTGCTTGTTAATCAGCGTGTTTGGACGAAGAACATCGTCACCACCCAGCTGAGCAGTCCATACTGCGTACTGATCGCTGTTACCTGCTGGAACAACAATCAAAGCGTAATCTGTATTGTTCTTCAGGAATACAGGAGTGTCAAAGGTGAAGGTAGTTGCTGTTGATGCATCAGCAGATACATTGATGCTTGCAGGAGCAAGCGTCTTCAACCCATAAGGAACGATTGTTTCTGTTGGGAAGCCATTAACAACTTCACGGATCTGCAGAGTAATTGGCAAAGTGCTGTCTTTCTTACCAAAATACAGATCAACCTTCGTGCAGTAGATGCCGTCTGAAGAACCAGAAACATTGATATTAAATGTCTGAGCAATTGGATCCCACCAAGAACGGTCACCATCAGCAACAGTATGTAGAACTTGACGATCAATTACAGTTTCCTGAGAGAACTGTGGCATCTGCATATTGACATCAGTACCACGCATGGTAATGTCAAGAGGATTACTGGTATATTCACCATGAGCAGATGTTGTTACCAAATCAGATTCTGTTGCTGGATTAGCGATGTCACGAAGAACAAAACGCTTCGTACCAACACGGAATCTTAGGTTGCTGTCGTCTGGAATACGGAACTTGCCGTAGACTGTGCCAGTGCTATCTGTTACCAGTGCCGCACCCTCAACACCAGAATCTACGAAACTGGAATTGGTTGGTGTGCAGTAATCAGAAACTTTTTCTTCATCGAAGTAAGCATAAACACGAGTGTTTGGTTTCATACGAACACCAGTGAAGCGAACTTCACGAGCACGCATATATTCACGAGTTGAAATATTTTCAATCGTGTTGCCAAGAGAAATGGTTTCTGTTACAGAACCCAGTGTTGTCTTAACACCAATTCTTTCTCGTTCAGCACCAGCATTACCACGACCACGACCCTGTTTCGTTGTGGTCCAATTACCCCAATCAATTTGTCCGTTTGTTAATCCAGTTTCTTGGGCAATCAATTCAATAGCGTCATAGTATCCACTGAAGTCAATCTGAATGTCTGGAAGCTGAGTGATGTCTGGAGTGTTGTCGGCAGGTGGATCAAGAGTAACCTGACCACGCCAGTTGAACATCAACTCCTGAACTGGATTACGCATCTTAGATGCATATGGCTGAGTAATAAACTCATTGTGAGTGTAACTCAGCGTTACAAGGTCGCCAGTTTTGGTGACATTGCTAGAAGTAAGAGAAACATCCTTAGCAAGAGCAACATCAGAGCGAGTAAATGTTGGACGCAACACACCTTGGTTACGATCAATTGCTGCACGATAGTATGGGTTTGCGGTGTCACTTTGTTTGTGGCTACCCATGTCGTCAACAAAGAAACCATTCTTGAATCGATCTGTTCCAGAGTCATTGAATACCTGCTTACCCTTTGTTGCATTTTCCAACAGATTCAGCGTTGAATAGTATTCAAGATTCTTGACTCTTGATTCAACACCACGGAGATCTTCCATGGTATAACGACGGTTGTTTTCTAATGTCAGTTTAACAGTGTAGTCGCCACGCTTGTACACCTTACCAACATATGGAGAAAGAGATGGATATGGAGGAATATCCAGAACACCCAGCGTCATTGCACCAGCAACAGTGCTTGGAGTCTGTGGAGAAAGGTCTGGAACACCCTTAATTACTTGGAACGCACCACCTTTAGTAATTACAACACGATCCTTACGAGGCAGGTAGAACTGTCCGTCGCACTGGAAGTTCTCATCTGGCGTTGGCATATGTGCGCCATCGCTGTCGATATCAAAGGTTGTGCCTGCAGCTGGATTCGTTGGAGCAACCGCTGCAGTACCTGTAGTCTTTGGTTCACAAGTGTTAGCACGAATTGGACGGAAGTCAATGCAGTCACGAAGATCGAAAGTGCGATCTGTGGTTGGGCTGCGGAACAAAGGAATTTCCTGAGTTGTTACTGCCGTTGTATTTGCAGTGTTTGCGTTATCCTGTGGATAAGAATCTACAGAAAGATAACCGATACCCTGCGTGCGATCACGACCAAAATAAGAGAACTTAACAAGCAGACCCTTATTGGTAGCATCGAATGTGCTGTCTGCTTTCAGCTTGAGATATGAAGTGTCATACATTGCATCCTTCATACCAGTATCAAGTTCGAAGTTGGTTGTCACATCAGTGTCAGAACTTGTTACAGAAGTGTTTGTTCCGCTATAAACAGCTTCAATTTTGAATGCATCGGATACACCAAGTGCCCATGGACCATTCTTACTTGCAGAGTGAGAGCCTGTGTTGATATGAACATATTTGCTCTTATTAACAGTCTTGGCAGTCTGTGTTGCACTGCTACGAAGAACATTCAGATAAACAGAAGCACTGAATGAGGAAGCAAGGTTTGCCTGCTGAAGATTAATTGTCAGCGCACTAGAGGTTGCTGTAATTGTACCGTTGCTTGACAGGTCAAACACATAACCAACAGGGAATGTGGTCTTATGAGGCAGTGTAGCACCAGTGCGAGTCACTGCAATAGTGTTAGCAACTTTCAGAGTTGTTGATCCTGTTACTTCAGTTACACGCTCAAGATAAGTATTGCCACCATCAGTAATTTCGATCAAATCACCAACCTGATAGGTTGAGGTGAAGTTTGTGCTTGTTCCTGTAATGGTATTGCCTGCGATCGCAGAAACATAACCAGTATGAGGATCAGTAGAAACAGCAGTCTTAGAAACAACAATTACATTGCGTTCATCGACATTTGTAAGTGGCGAACCTGTATCATACAGTGTTTCATTACCACCAGTGTGCGCAGCATTTGCAGAAAGAGTTACTGTAGCTGACCCTGCACTATTAAAGGTTGCGCCACGCTCTGTGCGGAATACAAACTGATTGTCGTTGTTATTATCTGCGTCACGAAGAGTCTTAGCGGCTCTCTGTCCCAATGGGAATACTAGAGTATTCAGATTAGCTTCTTGAATCTTAGCAGAGCCATTTGTTTCAAGAACGATGTCTGCCATTGAGTCATAAGTGCCGTTTTCTTGACGGATTGCACGAACATCAGCAAATGAATAACCAGCATTCATGCTGACATCAAAGATATAAAGACGGAAGCGACCGTTCCAAGTTCCTGGAGTACCAGAGTCCCACTGGAAACCACGAATACGAGCAGTACCAATCTGTGTGCCAGCTGCAGCTTGCGCACCAAAGTTCTTATTGGTGATTGCCTGCTGCGCAGCGTTATGTAGAGTAATCTGGCGCAGACCCTGGAAGTCCCAACCACCAACTGCTTCTTGCACATTCACATAGTTGCCAAATGCTTGACCAACAACCAGTGCGTCCTTAACAATGTAATCAGTTGCCTTATCTACATTGAGGAATCGAGATGCCTGCAGCGTGATCTTGTCGCCATTTACATAACCAGCACCCTTCTCAACTTCGCAGACCAACATATTGGCGTCACCACCATCAGCAGCAGTGTAGCGACCAAGAGAATTAGTTTTCTTCAGATGCTCACGGATACGCAGATTAAATGGCTGCGTCACAAAGTTGCCGTGTGCGTCATAAATTCTTTCAGCAACATATTTGCCGATATCGGAATAAATGGTGTCTGTATTGCGCTGTACAATAGAACCACCCTCAACGACTGCTACGGTAAAGTAAGATGCGGTGTTTGCATAACCGTAATTTTGTACAGTCAGTGTAGGATAAATCTTAAGACGATTTGCACCTGGAGCAGCATAGTTGGTTGCACCAGTTGCATTATCAAGCAAAGAAGAATCCTGATTGGAGTCAATCAAAGATTCAGTGGTGGTCAGTCCAATATAAGCATTTGGTGTTACAGTGTACTTACCAACAATAACACTCTGTGCTGGAATACGAACGAAATGTCCTTTATGGTAACAGATACCTTCGTCCATGTTCGCTTTAAGCGCACGACCAGTTGCGCCAGAAGTAATCGTATTGGCAGCAACGATAAACTGTGAGTTCGAAGAACGACGGAAGATCAGCGTTTCGTCGTCGCTAAATGCCTTCGCAGAGTTATTTGAACCAGAGTTGGTGTAGTGGCAGTAGACAGTCAAATAGTTTGGAGCCGCAGCTTCAGAACCTTCAACAGCAGCAACCAACTTACCAGTCATGCCAGAGGTTGCGCCAGTGATTGTTACATTGGCAATAGAACCGCTCTCAAAGAAGTCGCCAAGCAACAACACACGGTTGTTTGCGTCCTTGTCACGCAGCTTAACATAGTTTGTGAAGTCAGTTACAAGACCACCACCAGTCACGATGGTGCCGTCGATCATTACTTCATTGGCAAATCTTTCAATCTGATTCTGAAGGATACTCTGAAGTTGTGTTAATTCACGAGCCTGTACAGAATATCCTGGACGAAACAGTACTCTATGAAAGTTTTTTGTTTCGTCAAAGTCATCATAGTATGGACTTTGATTGAGATTGGTTTCAATTGCCATTACTTATCCTTAGAAATCTAGAATGATCTTAATGTCTTCAGTTTGCTCTGGGTCACGAGTTACTGCTTGAATGTGCTCAACATACAAGATCTCACCAGAGAATGTATTTGCTTCTGGACCCTTGATTGATTCTACAGTGGCAACCTGCGTATCGCTGGTGCTTTTAAGAATAACATCATCTTTGGTGAACGCAGCATAGTCGCTGTAGCTTTCGACATTATTTATATAGACTGAATAGAAGGATGGATCAGATTCTGTCTCATCTTCACGAATATAAACAATGTCTGCGTTAGCTGCAAGAACTGCGTTTGTTAGAGCAGCTGATTCTCGAGCAGTCTGACCAAGTTCTGTAACAAATTCCAGAGTTCCTAGTTCTGCACGCAGACGATTGCGCTCATTAGTAATGGTGTCACCAACAACCAAAGGATTCTGTGGAGTTGAACCATCCATCTGATTGTAGGAAATTGTCAAACGAGTCATCATTCTAAGAGTTGCTGGAGAATTTGATGTGTTCGCAATACGCTCAACAGTAATAAAATTGTTATTTGAGTCACACTTCAAGACAGGATCGGACAACAATGAGATGCTTCTGAATTCTGTATTAGAAGGAATATATCCATTACCGTTGGCAGATACACCTTCAACACCATTGAACTGAATGTTCATCATGATCTTATCTGCGTACAACTCACGAATTGGATTTGAACCATGTCCGCCAGTTGGAGAAATTACAACATTCGCTGTTGCGCCCGAACCGTGGATAGAGTTTGATGTAATGAGTGCTTGCGCTCTAGAGTAACCAGAACCAACAGCAATAACTTGAACATTTGAAATTGCGCCAGTAGAAATGTTGACTCGAGTGTATGCTTTAGCACCTTGACCATCACCAATAATAGTGCAGCTTGGTGAAATAATCACACGAGAGTCTGTATTACAAGTTGTTTGGAATGCAGTATTAACTGTAAATGTTTTCGTTGATCCATCATAGTCAATAATTCTGCGCAGCTGCCCAGCACCAGTGCCAGATTGAATGTAGATGCTAGAACCATTGTAATAATTGTCAATTGGAGATGGAGGATTATCACCTGCAGCAGAAAGACGAATGTCGTCTCTACCACCTGCCTCAACAACGCCGTTGGCGATATAGTGGTATCCAGAACCAACTTGCACAGTTTCCACAACATGAATTGCGCCATTTACTGCAGCATTCTGTACTGCAAGTTGGCGATCAGATTCTGTTGAACCATCGCCAGTTTCAATTGTTTTCACTGGGATATATGATGGAGTGAGAAATTTATTTGCTTCACTCAAAGAAACAGTGTACATATACTTCCATGTATAACCATCAGAGGTTGTAAAAGGAAGTGTAGAGAACCCAGATGGTTTTACAGTTGACGCTGAACCCTTATTATTGTAAAGACATTTGTACACATTATATTCGTCTGTGAGAACATAATATGCTCTTTCGTACATGTCAGTATCTGTGTCACGCCACATTGAATAAACTGTGCCACTTGTCCAGTCATACCTTTGAGTGACATGGCTCATATCAGAAGATGTTACTCTTCTGCATCCAATCATCTCACGATGATGCTCGTAAGAAAGATGTTGTTCGTTATCTGGTGGCGTTATTGGTGTTGGTTCGTTTGGCCATTCTTTATTATGACCAAGACAAACATAAAGAATCATTGATTTCTTTTCTGTGCTGCTATCCTCGTCATGAGTAGCATTATGCAGAAACGACTCAGCCGCATTGATTGAGAGGTCTTTAGTTGCGTACTTGTAAACAGCCATTAGAAAGATCCTGTAAGATAATAAGCATTCGCACCAGACAGATTAGTATTTGCCCAAGCAATTTTAACATTTGCGCTCGTGGCACTTGATACTATATTTAGTGGAATTGAATAGAACTGTCTGTGGGCATATTCAATAATAATTGTGTCATTGTTAGCATATTCAGAAGTAAGAGATGTTCCTGTACCAACAATATCAAACGAACCGTTGTTGATTGCAATTGAACCATTGGAAATTGCTTTTCTGGTATTGTATGTGTTTGCAGAAATATCCAATGATGCATTGGACTGAGCACGATATTTACCAAACAATGCCTGACCTGCTGGGTGCACCAACTGCAATGCAATATCTCTATATCTTGAAAGAGAAATTGGAGAAATGATTTCGTATGAGAATTCTTGATAATATCTGCTGTCTTGGATATAACCACGAGTTGTTGAAATGTGGCTGCGCTCGGTTGCATAATATCCTTCTGCGTTTGCAACACCACCAAGATTTACTCTTACTCTTGCACTGGTTGCTAAAGCACGACCGCTAGATTCAAGCAATGCTGACTCATTGTGTGCATATGAGAAACCAGAATCCACAACTCGCAGCGCAGAAATTGTACCGTTTGCACCAACACCCGCAGTAATGTTTGCATTCTTACCAAGGACACCGCCATCAAGAACGCTTGCTACAAACGCTGTTCCTGTCCCAACTGGCGTTCTTGTATCTGCTTCGCCTGGAGTGTAGGAGCTGTTGTAAATCTTAAGATCAACATAAGAATTGTTTGCCCAGTTTCTACCAGAAGGTTCACGCTGCAAGAAATCTTGCCATACACGAGCAACCATCTGATATGTACCATTAGCAAGAACATCTGTCGCAACAACAGAAACACCATAACCACCCTTAACATCACCAGAACACCCTGTGTTTGCCTGGACAATTCGATCGTTTGTGTCCAGCCCAGTAATGGAGGAGTTGCCTGTTCCCCAGTTTACATCATCGCTTTGCAGCGTCAACCATGCTTCACCAATACCAAGAGAACCAATATCCTGTTCGGTCATTCTAACTGTTGGAGCAATTGAGTAACCAGAGCCACCATCAATTAGAGATAGCTGTGCAATCGTGCCAAATGTTCCTGCAGTAAATACGATTGAATCTTGAAGCGCAGTATAAATGTGCTCATATTCTGTATTGGAAGTTGTTAATGCAACATTACCAACTACCGTACCAGAACCAACAAATCTTAATGCTTCGTTCTCAAGATAAACACCCTTGATTGGACCAGTGTCGAACTGAGAGGTTAGATTCGCAGTTGAGTTCGCAGATACAACGACTGTAACCAAATCTCTATAGTTTCCAGGAGTGTATTCATATGCACCAGCAGCCACGCCAACAACCTTTTTGATTACAGCATAGCAATTTGATGTAAGCCCAACGATCTCATTACCTGTAGTGATCGTTTGTCCAGCAACATTACCAATCTGAACAACTTGTTTAGAAATTGTATTACCACTGAATGCAGACACAACACCCACATTAGAACCAGAAGTGTTGGCGAAATACATGTGAACAATTTCAGAATTGTTGAAGTTCTTATATCCATCAATCTCAAGAACAGTAGCACCTGCGGTGTTGTCAATAACAGAAAGCACTGTGCCGTTTGCTCCAGTTGGAGTTCCGTTTGCATACAATGCAAAAATTGAATTACCTGTGCTGATATTAGCAGTGTTTGCAATTGTAATTACTGCAGACTCATGATCTCTGAAGTTTGACTTCGTGACCACCTGCCCATCTTCTGGAAATCCAAATGTCGGACTAGAAAGCAAGGTGTTTGACATGTATGCCATTTGTCTTGGCTTACCGTCTGAATCATTTACAATCGGAGCAAGTGCGCCGTATGTTGTATTTGATTGAATAAGAGTTGTGCAAGTAGAAATTGCAAAGGTGTCATTAATGTCTGGGCGCAATACGCTAAAGGAAGCAGCCTCAGTTCCATCACCACCAAAAAATTCTAGTGTAGAACCGCCTTCTTCGCTGGTTGGTGTATAACCAGAACCACCGCTTACAATCGCAAAAGTGAGAACGCCACCAAGATCAACTGTATTAGTAACAACAACCTTTGCGAATTGACCAATCACATCGGATTGAATTTCAATAACATCGCCTGCACGATATTCACCACCTGGAGAAATAATTTCTACACGATTGATGCCTGCATCAATCTCAGTTGTGTGTCCTGTTCCAAGAGTGTCCGTTTTTAGGCGAATTGGTTCTAAGTGATTAAATGTTCCCTTTACATTGGAAACAAGAATCTGCATCAAATGACGACCACGAATAACACGAGCAATAACATCTTCTACAAGTGCTTCTGCCTGCGATTCAGTTCCTTTAATAGTTTTGCCAATAAACTTATATGTGTTTTCGTCAAAGTTAGAAACCAAATAACGATCAATGCGCCAATCACCATCAGAAACTTTTAGAATTTGATCTGCAGGATAATTAAGTTCGATGTCTTCGTTATAGATTGCACGGAACAGCAGCTTGTATGAAGCCAGTGTACCACGAGAAAGATTACCTTGCTTGATGTATTTGGCAAGCAACTTTTTGTCTGCTGCAACATCAACAGGTAGACCTGGAAGTAGCGTATTGATAAAATAATTGATGTAATCATCAGTAGTTGTACTGATGTCACGATAGGATTCTAGATTACGAATCCCATCTGTAAGATTCCCGCTTTCTTCCATCCAAGCATAGTATGCTTCCATGAATGCAAGGAAGTTTTCTCCATCTTCCTTGTAGAAGTCTGGAAACTGATTGCGAACCAGCTTTGAAATCTTTTCAGTTACTGCCATTAGTTATACTCAGGAACAACGGTAACAACAGCGTCGCTAGAATTCATTAAAAGAATTTGCTCACGAACAGGAATAATATCTAAGCGGTCTGGAGTAACAGTGACCCTCAACTCAATATCTGCGTATGCTGACGGAGCAAAGTTTTCAATATCAAGTTCGCCTGTAGTGTAATTAATTGTTCCAGCACCTGCAACGATATTCACCTTTTGCTTGGACGCATTAAAACGATAGATGTTCACATTACCTTCTTCGTCATCATCGAGATAAGCAAGGAACCCATTGTATGTAAACTGCGTTGATGTTACTGTTCCAGGACGGACAGGATTGTGGAAATGCAAATGTACCAATTCTGCAGCATTTACATTTGGAACAAATCGTTTCTGCATTCTAAGTGTTGCGTCATTGTTTAGAATACTTACATCACTGATGTTATCCAGCTCACGAACAAAACGAGAATAGCGAAGGCGATTACCAAATCTTTCAAGATTGCTGGTTGCCCAAGAACCAATTGTGGAAACAACCAACTGACGAATAGAAGATTCAGATGCCGTTGAATTGGTTTTGTTAAAGTATGTGGTTACATATGGAATGATATATGTATAGTCTGCATCAATAACAACAGGGTCAATACCAAGTGGTGTTCTATCCATAATAGAAGCACGAATCTGCGCTTTTCTACTTTCTGTGGCAAATTCCTCACCATATGGTTTCACTGCAATATACACTTTACCATAAACAGGAGGATCTGCTTGCTCTCCACCAAACGCAACAACTGACTGCAGATCTGCATTTTCATTCAACAAAATGCGCTGATAGTCATTATCAACCACCGCTCTGTTCTGAGTCTGATAGGTGCGTGGCGCATTAAACTTAATTGATTCAACGGTTTCAATTGGTCTGCCACCAAGCGATGCGATGTTCAACGCCAAAGATGCCGCACTATAACTCACACCAATATTTAATGTGTCAATAGAGAATGAAGATGCGCCGTTAGTTGCATCACCATTACAAACAAGATAGTCAACAATTACAATGTTGCCGTTTTGCAATGCTTTACCCAATGAACCAGAACCAAATATAATCTCATACTTTTGATCTGCAGCTTCTTCCAAGAAATACACTGGAGAGGTAGAATAGATCTGATTGATATTTGTCGCACGAGTAAATTCAGTCGTGGTTGTGTCAGCAACAGACTCTTGAACACGAACTGTGATGCTTGATGTGTCAACGCCAATATTCGGAATGATGTAACGAACTGGATTGGCAGTGCTTACTGTGAAGCGATGCGTCAGTGGTTCACCTTCTCTAATCGTGATTGGACGAGTATATGTTCCGCTAGACTCAATCACCGTATATGCTTCAGGTGTCACATAAGTATAGGTCACATCATCAACGGTGGTAGTGAATGTTGAGTTCTTTGGAATCGTAAATTGGCTTGTACCAGAAGTGACACCAGTAAATGTGATTTGAACATTTGCGCTTGCACCAATAGCAGATGTTGGAACATATCCTAATTCTTTTGAACGAGATACAACGGAATCACGCTGTTGCGCAGTATCTAGAAACATCTCATTGGCGAGCATGTTTAGATAATATGCATTGTAGTGTGTGTTGTATGCCAGAACATCTAGCAACACTGCCATCACAGAACCTTCAAAATTATAGTCCTGGAACTGATCTTGAGTGCTCAGGTATGTTTTTAGATTATTGCGAATATTCGCATAATCAAGTTCTGTAACTCTCAGATAAGTGTTTGCTGTTGCCATTAGCGTACTCGCTCAAGTAATACATCCAGTACAACTGGAGTTGAATCGTTTCTAACTGTGAACGCCACTGATACCACCAGTGAGTTCAAATCTGGATTGTCGCTGACCAACACACGAAGCACTCGTGCTCTTGGCTCATAGTTCTTAATCACTTCAAGAACTGCATTTTCCATCTGCTGTTTTGTTGCAGGTGTCCACAGCTCGAACAAATAATTGCGAATAGAGCATCCGATGTCAGGTTTGAATGGACGCTCATAAAAATTCGTGAGAATCAAAGACTTCACGGATTGGCGAACAGCATCACGATCGGTCTTGCGTGTAACCGCACCAGTCACTGGATGTGCAGTGAACGCAAGGTTTAGATCGCTGAAGATATTTGCCATGTACTATTTAGTTTCCGTTCTTTGAGTTTTGAATCTCTGCTCTGCGGTCTTTACACAGTTTAGAGATCTCAGCTAGTGCCTTTCTTGCTCTTGTTCCTGCTGACTTATTTCCTTTTTCAAACTTTTCACTCTCAAAAGTATAAGTCTCAAACAAATTAACCAAACTATCATGTATATTCATAAAAAATCCCTTGACTTATTGTTTCAAAGTCAGTATAATCAGGATGTCGCCTTTAAGGAAAGATATTCTTATTGCTCTTCGAACTATTTATACTCATTCGCCAGGACGAACAATTCGAAGCGTTTCCACTCTACCATCTGTTCCCACTCTATATTCTTTCGCAGTACCTGTTGGCGCATAATATGCACGCCAAACAATTTCTTTATTCGCTGTAAGAGCAGATTCAACTTTATCCAAAGACTCTTGATCTGAGAAGTCGAAATACTCTTTAGTTGCTTTATACACAAAGACCCCAATGTTTCCATCATAACTCCAAACTTTTGAATCATAGCAAACAGTTTGTGGTGACTTATAAGAACCCAATCCGCTCTGACATACCTTTCCGCTTGGAACTGTTGTTACTTCAAAAGTCCCCCCATCAAAAGTTTCAATTGTAGTTCCGCTGCGACCACTTCTAGTGAATTCATAAGTGCCTTTGCTCTTAATTGCTTGTTCAACACCTTTTAATTGTTCTTGACTTACAATGTTAGGTAAGAAATTTCCTGTTGGAACATGTTTCCAAGAACCTGCGCTGGTGTATTCAAATACAGCCTGATCGAAACAAACCCGATTGCGAGAACTTGCAACAGTAACGCATTTCTCGCCAGTAGGTGGTTCTGGTTGTTCGCCAATTTCTTCTTTGGTGGTTGTATCTGGAATTAATGTTGGCGGTGCAGCAGTAACTTGACTTCCTACCGTCTGCACGGCAGGAGTTTCTGCCTCAACCTGAATCTTAGTTGCTGCTTTATTTTCAGTGCTCTTATTATACTTAACATAGCTATCTTTCAAGAACTTAATCCAGCCTTGTTCACCAGCATACTCTGTGCCATACCTTTTGTTTATTGATCTTTCAGATTCTGAATATATTTTAACCAAAGTTGGCCAAAGTTTATCAACCTTTTGGTCTATCGTCGTAGTAGAGACTTCTTTGTTTTTTGCTTTTGCACTGGCAACTTGCCATTCTTTCCAACGAATGGTTGCTTCTTTCTTATCAATTGTTAGTGGGTTTGCCCACAGCCACTGATACTTACTGGTGATGTAATCATCAACACTGCCCTTTCCTGCCTTTCTGTAAAGCATCTCACGATAAATCCAAAGATACATAATAGTGTATCTTGTTTCATCAATACCATATTTGATGGATGTTTTGATTGCTGTATCTTTTAATGATTTCTGTGTCATAGCTTCAGCAACCTGCGCACCACCAAATGTCTTTTTGTTTTCTGTTTTTGTAACTGGCGCAGGCGGTGGTGCAGCAGGAACAACAGTTGGTGGTGATGGTTCTTTTGGCAACACATCTGCTTTCTTTATGATTGATGCAATGCCTGTTTGAGGGTCTGTCTCTTCAACATCCTTAACCTCAACATTATCGATGGCATTACACATCGTTTCTTTAGAGATCTTAGGTAATCCATCGCCACCAAAAAAGTTTGGAATCTCTGGTGCTGGACCAACTTCACATACCCAAGAACCACCAGCTTCTCTGCATTCATCTTCTGTACTTGCTGCGCCAACCCCACCAACACAATTACAAATAAGTGTCATCTCTCCTGGCTTGGGAAATGATGGGATTTCTGTGCTTGATAATGCACCACTTAAACCATCAAATGCTCCACTCAATCCGCCACTAACACTAGAGGCTGAATCTCCAAAGAAACTTGACAGCGAACCAATACCACCTTGAATTTGAGAAACAAATCCTTCATCTAAATCTGCTTGCAAAACTTCTTCAGTACAAACCCAAGATCCACCAGAATCTAAACATTCATCTTCAGTAGAAGCAAGGGGATCTCCGCCAACGCAATTGCAGCTAAGAACGGTGTCTCCTGCTTTTGGTAATGGAGGCATTTGGAAATTCTCAAAGAAATCTCCCATCGCTGGTGATATTGTTTTGATTTTATCGTTCAGATCTGGAACTAGCCCACCAAACTTTTCTTTGATGCTCTGCACGCCTGATGCAAAGTTTGCAGGAGAAGCATTATTGAGGGCAAGAAGTTCTTCTTGTAAATTGTAATTCTCTACTTCCTTACATTCCCAAACACCACCAGTTGCTAAACAAGATTCTTCATCAAATGCAAGTGGGTCACCACCAACACAATTACAAACTGTTGCTGGTCCAGTTGCACCAGAAGTCAATCCAGAAAATCCTTCGTTCATTTTCTTTTGGATGTCTTCCATACTACCAAGACCTGACAGTCCCTCGGTCATCTTAGATTTAAGATC